TGAGCATTGGTGCTACTAGAATGGAAGAAGCTAAAGTTGTTGAAGTACAATGTACAGAATCATAATAGGAGGAAATAAATTATGGCAAACGTAAATACAGATATAGTTACGAATTTCGTAGCGACTCCGCCAGTAAAGAATGATTCCCAACAGTTACATGGTGCAAAAAGAATTGCACAGGGAACTATTGCTTTAGCGGCAGGAGATTTATCAGCGACTGACACAGTAATGTTAGCACCTGTACCAACTAATGCTAGTATTTCCTCAATCAAGTTGTTTAATGACGACTTAGATTCTGGATCAACAAATACTACAGACGTTGGATTATACACAACAGCTATTGCTGCGGTTGATGATGATGCTTATGCTTCTGCGATTACAAGCCTTAGAGCTGCTGTAACGACAGGAACTGAAGTAGCATTTGAAGCTAGAAACATCAATAAGATGGGTCAGAAAGTCTGGGAAGATGCTGGACAATCTTCTGATCCTGGTGGTTACTACTATGTCGGATTATTATTCGATGCAGCTGGTGATACTGCTGGAGACTTAAGTTTCATTATTGAATACGTAATAGACTAATAAGTAATTAAGATAGGGGAGAAATCCCCTATCTTTTAAATAGATTTTGGATTATAAATTATTATGGCATCAGTAGTAGACATTTGTAACGGAGCATTAAATCAATTAGGTGCAACAACTATTCTTTCACTTACGGAAGATTCAAAAAATGCAAGACTATGTAATGCTAGATATACGCAAGTAAGAGATTCACTTTTTAGATCACACCCTTGGAACTGCTTACAAAAAAGAATAGAGATTGCAGCAGACACAGATACACCTGCATGGGGATTTAGTTTTCAATATACTTTACCCGCAGACTGTTTAAGATTATTAAGAATATTAGATTATGATTCTAATCATAAAGTAGAAGGTAGAAAGATTTTAAGTAATGCTTCTTCTATGAAAATTTTATATATAGCAAGAATTACAGACCCTAATGAATACGATGAATTATTAAGAGAAACTTTATCTGCAGCATTAGGAGCAGACATTGCTTATGGAGTTACATCTTCTAATCCTGTAACTCAAAATATGTATCAACTATTTCAAGATAAATTAAGAGATGC